GTATACGTACAGGTCTTCTGACATCCATGTTTCCAGTGGTTTTAGAGGTAGTCCGGCGCTCGTGAAGGTGTTCACTAATGCCTCAAATATACGTCTCATAGTCTCCTTCATCTCATCCAACCCTTCTTCAGATGCAGATCCATCTTCGTTTAACTTTCCCGTGTAAAGCGTTATTTGTAACACTTGATTATCCCCCATCCCCATTATGCGGTATGTACAATCGTATTGAGATAAAACAACCTCTAAAGCGCATACTGTAAATACCGTCCATCCCTTTTGCCTTAAACCTTCCATCCCTCCTTGGTGATTTTGAAATGAAAATGGTTCAGACACCAGTAGATCTCCCTTGTGAATATCTGGCACATAGGTCCCATCTGCCAAGTAATAATAACATTCTGAGAATATATCATACGTGACATTGTACAATTCAGTCATTCCGAATAAGTCTCCTATAGGCGTAAATACACCCAAAGTCATCTCTTTCCTCATATGACCGTTCCATTTCTCGAAATCAAGTGACATGCATATAACTTTTGATGTCCAAGTCCTGTCCGATCCCCGCTTCTTGTTTAATACTGATTGATGTCTCACTGTTGAGTACATTTTCTTTGTTAAATCCAACAAGGTGTCTGTCATTGTTATCTGTGGGAAATATTTCAAAATATGATCCGAAAGAAGTTGTTCAGTCAACACCACATAAACTCTCAGGAGATGAGACATTAGAGCAAACATTCGAGGCGTAGGATTTAACTCTCTCTCTTTCGGAGTCAATCCTATGATCTTATGGTCATCTGGAAAATTCCCTTCATTCACTGCCTTTAAGAACTCTCTAGGATTAAGTGTTGTATCTTCCAACCACCTGATGACTCCTCTTCTCTTCTCTGGTGACATTACAGTTCTCCTCGTTTTAATAATTGTTGCCAGTTCTGATCTTGTAGGAGAAATTGACTTGTCGGCTACTACCATAGAAAGATTGAAAGTTTCAGGTAGCTGAAACATCTGTTTAAAAACAACCCTGTCCCATTCCTCAATTCGATGTATCTTAACATTGGTGGCAGACCCATCATTTTCCAACAGTTTAGTCACCAGCTCTGAAGGATATTCGTGGACTGCTGGATACATTCCATGCTTCGATCTATATTCTCGGGAGAAAAGCATCTTAAACATCCTTCCAGCATCTCGTGACAGGGATGAGTTTCGGATAATGTTTTTCCTCCCTATAGATATCACTTTCTCCATCCCCTTTTTGCTATCGACCATCGGGTGACCCCAGATTCTGTGCATGCCATACAGCTGAGTCAAGTAATGTAGGTTATCCACTGGTCTTATTATCTCTATCAAGTACTCTGCATATTCTTTGTAGATCATTTTGTCATCAAATAGGTCCTGAAGAGTATTAGATAAGAATAGGCCTGGTGATATTATTCCTCTTTCTCCCTTTTCTTGAATCACTCCAATTACTATCGCCTCATAAGTTTTGAGCACTTTAAACCCCTCGTTCCCTAAGACTCTTAACACTCCATCCCCCCATCTCATTACAGCTTCAATTGTTTTCAAGTCCGGATATTGCATAGGGTTGATGGATTTACCTATGGCAGCCCCAATGCAGAATAAAAATCTCTGCGTGTAGACATCAGC